TTAGTAAATTAAATTGTATATTAATATTGTAAATATATTTATTATTGCAAAAAACATTGCAAATATTAAAAATATATACCAATATGTAAACATTAATATTCCAGATATAATAGCTAATCCTATAAATATTGTAGTACATAATGCAAATAATAGTATTATAATATCTAAAATATTATTTTTATTTTCAGATGTCATAATTATATTAAAGTAATAATACTATTTAAAGTTTACTATTTTCTAAAATAAAAAGAAAAAGAAAAAAATTATTTTTTATTTGCTTTCTTTGTTTTATTTGCTTTATTTTCTGCTCTTTTAAGAGCTTTTGCCTGATTAGAACATTCTTTCTTATCATAAATTTGTCTTGAATTTTTAGGTTTAAATGATGTTTGACAAATAGGACATAATTTAAAACCATTTTCAACTTCATCTATAGCTTCCAGAGCTTCAACTTCATCAGATTCTATTCCACCAGAAATAAATTCATCAATTTCTTCTGGTGAAATATTTACTTGATTATCTATTTTTTGTGTTAACTTCTTTGGAGTAATAGGTTTAGATTCTTTCTTTTTTCTAACTGCTTTTTCAGCGACATAAATATAATAAGTTGTTTCTAAATCTTTTCTCTTTCTTGGATTGAGAAAAGCGACTTGACCAGCTTCTCGAATTTCAGATGCCTTCTGTTTAGCTTGGTCTTTGGTTCGAATAACTTCATCAAATAAAGTATATTCTTTTCCATGCATATTAATTTTTTGAGTTGTCATTTTATTATCTCTTATTTATTATTGTGTTCTAAATAAATAAAAGTAATATTAGTTTATAAAGCTTTCTATTTTCAAAAAATTATAATTTATTAATATCATCTATAATCAGTTTAATTGTTATTTCTATATCATTAACTTCTTTCTTAGATTCAAATAATAAATGATAAATTCTTTTATTAAGAATATAATACATTTCTTTTTGTTTATTCTTAGATTTTTTCTCTTTTATATTTTCTCTTATTACTTTTATTTTAGTATACATATATTTTCACTCCATTTTATAAATTAGAAATTGTCAAAAATTTTACTATATCTTTAAAAGACAAATAAAAGATAATTGGTTTTGGAAATCCATTACAATAAAGATATACCTTAAATTCCTTATTAGGAATATTAGTTTTTACCACCTTTACAAAATTATTAATTTTAAACATCCACATTATTATAGCACAATCTTTTCTTTTAAAAATATATATAAATATTTTTCATAAGCTATATTTAATCCATTTAATAATAAAACTGCTTTTATAGAATCATGAGTTATATTTCCATTTAAATTTGGTTTTATAATTTTAGATAATTCTTTAATCTTTTCTAATAATCTTTTTGGATTTTGTTGAATTAATTTAAACTCTAAAGCTTCTTTCTGATGTGGTTCTACTATTTCATAAGTATCAAATAATGGAAATATTTTCTTAGCATTAGATTCTGGTAAAATAAATCTACTAATTCTTGATTTACCAACTTCATAAAAAGTATAATGAAAATTATTTTTTATTTTTTTAGCTTTTATTATAACATCTGATTGTTCTCTAAACCTAACATCTACACTTGAAAACATTTGTGCTGTAATATAAATATCAATAGTACGTTTCCGACTCTGTAAAACTATATATGTTAAATACCTATTAAGAACTGAAGTTGAAGTTCTACTTTCTAACCAAGTATATCCTTCATCTATAAAAACATTAATATTATCTTTTAAATTAAGTAAATCAATAACTTGTAATTCTCTATATTTTTTTAATTTAATTTTATAATTACTATATATTTCCCTTTTTGATTTTGTAGCTATTAAAGTCAATAAAGTTGTTTTTCCTGACCCTCTTGGGCCAATAATGGATACCAGCATTATCCTAAATTAGTAGTAAGTTTTCTTGTTCCACCTATTTCATCAGAATTATCAACAAGATGAGACAGTGCCTTAATTATTTCTATTCTACTCATTCGTTTAAAACTTACCATATATCTGGAATATTTATTAATAAATTTATCTATTAATTTAGCACTTCCATCAAAACCTGTATCATCTAAATGATTTGACATTACAACTAACGAAGCTAATTGTTTTGGTCTATGTATATGAGTTTTTAAATCTAAATCCTTATCTCCACTAAGTAGATTATTTAAAATTTGTTGTAGACTAATTTCTTCTGTTTTTATTATCTCATCCAATACACTCATATAACTATACCACCTGCAATATACCCACCTAAAGCACCCATTACCACTCCAATAAGTATATTATATAAACTCATCTTAAATGCATTTCCAGATAAATTATCTGTCAATTGACTAATTATTTCTTGAGAAATTAACATATCAAGTAATTTGGGGTCCATAGTAGGGTCTTTAGTCTTATCAAAAATAATTTGGCCTCTATTAATTTCTATAAAATAATATAACTTTAATCCAATTATATAAGTTGGAAAATCTATTTTTATTGGATAACTTCTTTTCTTATAACTTAATATTTTATTTGTTGGATTAAATCTAATCTTAAATACTACTGAATAACTCTGTTGTTCCTTTATTAAAAATACTGCTACATATTTCTTTCCTTTTATTTTTCTCATTTAATTAACCTTCTTATTATTATAATAATCTAAAGCAGAAACAATAAAAATAGATGTTTGAAAAATCATAAAAAATATTTCAAACATAGGACTTATTGGAAAATGAGAATGTGTTAAACTCTCCATTGCAATAATTAATGAAAAAGCATAAACCGTAATTATAGGTAAAATGTTTCTTATAACTTTAAAACAATAAATTAATAGAATAATTAAAAAAAACAAAATTACAAAATGAATTGTTGTAAAAGTTGCCTCTAATATTTCAGTCTCTGTCTCTGGAAAAGGTGGTTGAAATAATATATTTTTTACCATTTTATTCTGCACCAGTTATTTTTTGAACTACTCCAATAATATATCCTAAAGTTAAACCTATATAAATTATTACACCAAATACTTCTATACTTTTAATTAAATTTGCTGAAAGTCCACTTAATAAAATCCATATTTCAGTATAAGCACCAATTAAAAGAATAATTCTTACACTTGCTTGATTTAAACCACTTCCCAGAACCGTTACCCCTAGAACTGCTGCAATAATACCAATAGCTATTATAATGGCTATACCACCTGCAATTGGGTCTATAATAAAAACAACTGTCTCTTGTGGAACTTCATAAGTACTTGTTGTTCCATTAAGAATTGAAATATTATCTACTAATACATTAACAGAACTTGAAATAAAATTCTCTCCTAAAATAATTGAAAGAAATGATAAAATTATCAAAATCATTAAAGTTAATCCAATAATCATATTCTCTGACCACCACTAAAAGTACTTCTAACTATTATTAAACATAATACAATTACACAAATTATTAAAACCCACAAATCTATTAATCCTGCCCATACTACAAAACCTGCAAAAATTGTCAAAAATATAAAAAATGTTTCTACATCTTGATAAGTCCAATATGTCATTATTAGTGCTAACATAAACATTAATGCCAAACCAATTATTAAATTACTTGGAACCATTGGTGCCATTATTGTATAACTCCTTTATGTCTTCTTGTAAATATAAATAAAGAACTTGAAATAATTATTATAAAAAATAACCAATATGGAATAATACTTGTCATTACACAAATAATTGACATTAATATAAAAATTGGAATAATTATATTTCTATTACTTTTTGTACCAATAGCTATACTTGGAATTATAATCATTATTAATGGAATTATAATAGATACTAAATTTAATGTTATAACTGAAACTATTATATCTGGAAGATATTCAATAGAAATATTACTTATATATCCAGTTGTCAATCCAGAAATTGTAGAAAATGAATTATCTGTAATTAATATTATTATTTGTCCAATTATTTTACCTTGTGGTAATATAATTTTTCTTGTAGTTGAAATTGAAGGCAAATTATAAATATTAGATGTATCATCTGTATAATTTATTCTCAAATAACCATAAGCATCTCCAGCTTTATTAGAATGCCAACCTATAGTTGAATCATTTGTAGAAACATCTATAATATTAAATGTAGCTTGTATAAACTCTAATCCAGAATCATCTGCATTATATATAAATTGTAATCTATTAGAATCATCTGTATAAAAATAACTCTCATCTATATCTACTCCAGTATGAGTAAATATTAAATTATATTCATTTATTCCTTCTACTAATTTAACTCCTTCAATTAAAACTGAATCTGTACCTTTTAATTGATTTCCACTATAATAAGTTAATAATGAAGGATTACTAACATCTAAAGAAGTATCGTATAAATTAGTAAGTATTAATGTGTTATTATATTGTTTAAATGTATGTATAATACCTAATGATTCACCTATTTCATAACTTCCAGTAATAGAACTAAAATGTAATAATCCAGAAGCATTCACAGAAAATAAATTATATTCTGTCCCTAACCAAGTAGAAATATTTAAATCTTGAACAGAATAAGCTAAATCAGTAGATTGAGATACTCCTTCACTATATAATCCTACAGAATCAATTACAACTAATGAAGCACCTCCACCACTAGTAGTAGTAATAAAAATATGGTCTAAACTATTTAATCCAAGAGTAGTAGTTGGATACATATATGTTTCTATAAGAACATTATCTATATAATAATCAAACAAAACAGTATCAAATTGATAATTTACTTTAAGAACAAATGTATAATTAACTTCTACAGCTATATCATTTCTTAATTCATTATAACCACCATAAAGAGCACCAGTACTTAAAATAACTCCTAATTCAGTTATGACATCCAAGTCATCAAATAAGGTAAGGTTAAACCAACCAGAATTACCAGTTTCTGTAAGAACTAACCATTCAAGACTAACTTCAAAAAAGTTTGTTGTTATATTTAAATTCTCTCTTGTAAGCCAAGTTGCATCTGTAGTATCAGTTAAAAGACTTAGTACGGTACCATCATTAGTTTCAAATGGGTCTACTCCCATAGCAAAAAATCCGTCATCAAATTCATACATTTTCCATCCATTAGGGTCTTTATCTCCAGTTTCAAAATCATTATTAACACCTTCAGCAAAAAATTCAAATTTATCTATTTCTTGAAATCCATCCAATTCAAAAAAAGAAAATTTATTATCTCCTATAATATAATAACGTTCAAATACAAAAAGAATATTATCAATAAAAAACGTACGAGTAAATTCTATTTCTTGAGATGTAGTTAATTCTATTTTGTCTATATCAGTACTAACATTATTATAATATTCTAAATCATTTCCGTATTGTTCATAATCAATATAAACATCTATTGTATCAGTAGTATGATTGAATACAATTCCCAATAGAAAAAATGTATTATCAGTTATAAAATTACTTCTAATAACACTAAATCCACCAGAATGTCTATAATAAAGGTCATCGCCAGTAATACTTAAATGAACTACATTTGTACTCCCTTCATAAAATAAAATACTATTATCTGAAAAATCTGTCTCATCAACAGCTACATTCATACTTATTTCATTAGCCCATTCATTTGAAGTAATCTCTCTTGAAATATTACAAAATTCTGAAGCATCTGGATAAGATACAACAAAAAGAATATTATCAATAAAAAATGAACGAGTAAAAGCTATTTCTTGAGATGTAATTAATTCTATTTTATCTATATCAGTACTAACATCATTATAATATTCTAAATCATTTCCATATTGAACTTCGTTAATATAAACATCTATTGTATCAGTAGCATGATTGAATATAATTCCTAATAGAAAAAATGTATTATCAGTTATAAAATTCTCTCTGATTAAACTAAATCCACCAGAATGTCTATAATAAAGGTCATCGCCAGTAATACTTAAATGAACTACATTTGTACTTCCTTCATAAAATAAAATATTTCCTTCTGCGAAATCTGTCTCATCAACAGCTACACTCATTCGCATTTCATTATTCCATTCTTGTGAAGTAATCTCTCTTGAAATATTACCAAATCCAGAAGTATCCGAATCAAATAACTCTAAAGACTTATCGCCAAGAGTATTAGAAACTAAAGTAGTACATCCAACTCCATTATCAGAAGTCCATAAACTTGGTTCTTGTCCTAAAGTTTCACTTGAAAAATCATCAAAAATCTCAAAATCTAATTCAAATGAATCTAATAACTCTAAAGACTTATCGCCAAGAGTATTAGAAACTAAAGTAGTACAATCAACTCCATTATCAGAAGTCCATAAACTTGGTTCTTGTCCTAACGTTTCACTTGTAAAATCATCAAAAATCGTAGAATTTATATCAAATGAATAACCTATAGCATCAAAATAAGTAATTAGTTCATCAGTAGAGCCTGAAGTAGTTATATATACATCATCTAAACTATCTCTAACATTTTCAAAATCAGCATCATCAACAGCTAAAACTTGATTTATATACCAATCATAAGTATCTGTTGTAGAATCAAAAACTATTTGATGATAAGATTTAATGCTATTTATAGGAGTTACTCCAACAGCTTTATAAGTCCCGTCATAGTATTGAAATTGACTGTCTCTAATCCCTACATAAACTGCTCTTAATCCACCACCTCTGATTTGAAAAAATGTACGTTTTGTTATATCAAAAGTTTCCATCCAAAATTCAACAATTCCACTTATTTGAGCACCTTCAGTAAAAGTTTGAACAATAACAGCAGAACCTATTGTAGAATTATCAATAATTTTTAATACTTTACTATGTCCACTCTGTAAGGCAATAATAGAAGTAGAACAACCTATATCATTGTTAGAAATCCATCCTAAAGGGACATTTCCAATAGTATCATTTGTAAAAGAAAAAGTGGCAGGATAAGTACCATTATAAAATCCAGAGTCTCTTAAATTAAAAGAATCATCAAATACAATTTCAGTTTCTTCTAAAAGAATATTTCTCTGAAATTCATAATTTAAATCTGCAAATTGAGACTTTCCATTTATAGTAAAAAAACCTAAAAATAAAATACCTAAAAATAATACTAAAAATATTTTATTAAATTTTTTCATTTTTTTACCAAAATATTATTTTTAATGGAACAATAATCAATACAAAACAAGTACCTAAATACATAGCTTTTAAAATTAATTTAATAAATAATCTAATTTCTTTTATCTCATCATCCAATAACTTTTTATTATCTATTACTTCTTGTTCTAAATCATTTTCAGTCATAATAAAATAAAAATAAAAAAATAAAAAATTAACTTATCTAAATTGTAGAAACTTTATTTCCAGGCAAAAAGAATAGAACCACAGCTATAATAGCTATAATAGGCAGAAGCACTGTTAACAGAGTTATAACAGCAGGGTCTGCAACATCAGCTAACGTAGCATTTGTAGCAGTATTTACAATTGTATCTCCAGCAGCACTAATTAATCCAAGAGCGATTGGGTAAATGACTGCAACCACCATGAGAGCTACTGCTAACATGATGACCTTGTTCATATTGGAAGCCATTTTTTAAAAACCTTTAAACATTTTTTAGTTTTTTATTAAATTAGATTAATTAAATATAATGAATTATTACATATAAATATATCTATGTTCATTATTTTATAATAAAATTAAACATTGTTCATTTCTATTATATTATAAATTGAATAAGGAAATATATTTCCATATTTATCTACTTTTCCTTTATTATAATACTTTCTAATATATTTTTCTGATTTATTAATAAATTGTTTATTCATTATTCCATTCTTTAAATCCATCTTATATCTTTGCCATAATTCTATTTCATATATAACTTTTTGTTTATTTTCAAATAAAATTTTAGAATCTTTCTTAATTCCTTTACATCTTCTTTTTCCATTAAAATCATAAAACTTAGGTGCATAAAATATACCAGAACCAATATCTTCTACTTTTAATTTACCTAATTTTAATTCATCAATACAATCATTATTATCTAAATTATTATATCCATTCTGATTAATAAATAACGAATCTGTATCAGTATACCAAACATTCTTCCTTTGAGCTATTTTTAAATAAGAAATAAGTTGCATTCTTGCATAAGAAGTTATAAAGGATGATATAGCCACAAATGTTTCTTTTGCATTTTCATTAGTTTGTTTAAGAGAATATAACTTACCATTTATAACATAAAGTTCACAATCATTAACAATAGTACCTAAATAACAAATACTATTCTTCCATTTTCCATCAATAAGAAATTCTTTCCTTCTATTAATCATTAATTTAATTAATTCTTTATTCTTTATTACAAAATCATTATCTTTATCTAATTGTTCATAAATAATATTTCTTTGACCCCATTTTCCATATTGGCTATTAAGAATTAATTTTGTAAATTCACTATTAACTTTATTATCTTGTTTTTTAAATTGAACTTTTAAATTAAAAAAGAAATCAACAAACTCTTTAAAAATTAGTTTAATATTATAAATTGCAATCTGATGTATCTTAATAATCTTACCACCATTATTTTCTACAAAATTTAATTCTGGAGTACATAAACTTACTACAAATTCACCATAAGCAAATAAACTTTTATTAATTCCTATATCTTTAAAATTATTAAGTATATATGCATTCTCTTTTGGTAAATAAATTGTAGCTTTCATTATAACTCCATAATCTTTTTTAAACTTATTATAAATTTCCATTAACTTATCAGAAGTATATTTAGATTCATGAGAATAAAATAAAAGTTTATATGGAAGTAATTTAGTTTTCATAATTCCAGGATACATACTATTAATATCCATTTTATATAAATTAGAATTCTCAGTTAATTTAAAACAATCAGTAATACCACCCCTATAACTCTCTCTTTCAAGTTTAATAGCTTGTTTCCAATCATGAATAAAAATCTTTGTAGTATCATCTGTTTTAATTGGATTATAAAACTTATGTCTAAAAATATTAAAAGAAAGAGAACCTGCTGTTGCCTTTAATTTTGATAAATTATTTTTTTCTAAAAATTCTATTAATTTTTTTATAAACTCAAATATAATCTCTGTATCTCTTTTACAATAAATTTCTAAATCTTTATCTGATACATTTTTAAAATCTACTTTTAATTTAGGAAAACCAACACTCTCACCAATTACTTCTAACTTTCTGGCTACATAATTCATAGTATCCCAACAATGCAAAACAAATCTTTTCTTTTTAAATACTAAAATAAAAGTTTTATTCTTTACATATTGAGTTTCTAATTTCCAGCCTCTTTTAAATAATTCTTCAAATCCATTCAACATTTTAAAATCAAACTGAGTATTATGAGCAAATAAAATAATCTCCTTATTTTCATCATTAAACATACTTTCTGTTTGATTCCAAAAATCAGAAATATTATAAAAAGTTTTTCTAATAATTTCATTTATTTCTTTATTCCAAAAAATAGAACAACCCATTTTAAAAGTTAATACTTTCTGTTCATTAGAAACTAACTTCTCATTAGATTCTGTATCTACAAATATAAAATTAGTTTGCATTTTAAGTTTAGAATTCTTTCTAAACTCATGAAAATTATTTTTCAATTATAACTCAATACCTGCAGTTCTCATCAATTCTCTAAAATCAGAATCTATAAAACTGGTATAAGTTCTAACACCATGAGATATTATAGTCAAATTTTTTGGGCCATAAGTTTGTCTAATAATATCTTTTTGTCTTTCCAAATCTTTCTTATTTCTATATTTAATCCAATATGTCTGTTCTGTATTTGGGTCAAATATTTCTACAATACCATACTCTCCTTCCTTTTTAGGAAACTTAACATCCTTTCCAGGTTCCAATTGACCAATATCTTTAGGTTTCCTAAATTTTATAGGAACAGAAGCTTCTCTTTTCTCTTTAGTAGGTTCTGGTAAATTTCTAATATCTCTAAATAATTCATAAAAAGTTTGTTTTTTAATACCAAATCCTTTACTTTTAGCTTCTTGAAGTATTTTATTTCCTGAGAGATTAGGATTCTCATTAATTAAATCGATAATTAAATCTTGCCGATTTATATTATTAGCTGTCATAATTAATTATATTAAGGTTTAGATATAATATATAATGTTTACATCATTTATATAATTAACTCCATACAATGTTTAATAAAAGAATATAAAATATGAACAATGTTCATTTTAATTTAAAAATATTAAACAATGTTCATTTTAATTTAAAAATAATAAACAAATAAATAAAAAGAAAAAATAAAATTTAATTAATCATTTGTATGTATTTCTACTAATTGAATAGATTCAACCTTACTATGTAATAATGTACCTAATTCCAAATAAGTCATAACCTTATCTATATAATTTAGTTGATTATATTCAGTTGTTTTATGTACTCTAACATTAAACTTAATAGAAGTACTTATTTTAAAAGCATTTCCCAAAATTTCCTTCATTTTTTCATTCAT